TATCGGTCTGTCTCGCCCAGGAAGACGAAGGAAACCGGCCACAACCGTCATGACTTGCCGCGACTTGAAACGAACGTGACGGATTCGGTTGGGTCGCATGGGCCGTCAATTGTGGAATGGGCGCGCGAACATCTCGACGTAGAAATGATGCCCTGGCAGCGTCACGTTTTGGCGCAACAATTTTCGTATCGACGCGACGGCCGCTACTGCAACCGCACGACGCTGATATCAACCGCGCGACAACAAGGCAAGTCAATTTGTATCGCTGCATCTATTGGGTGGCTGATGACCGACTACGCGAAACAGCAAAAAAAGCCGTTCAAAATTGTGACGTTCGCGCATCGTCTCGACATGGCTGTCGCCATGTTCCAGGATTTGGCCCCTGTGCTTGAAAAAAAATTCGGGGCGACACCTACCTGGTCATATGGTCGCACCGAAGTACGCCTGGCTAATGCGCGCTGGGTCGTCAAAGCTGCGCGGCCAGCAGCCCCACACGGACTTAGCGGCGTCGACGTGCTGATTGGCGACGAACTATGGGGCGTCGACACTGACACGCTGGACATCGGATTCATGCCGACGCAACGCGCGGTCGACAACCCGCTGGCGATGTTCTATTCAACGGCCGGCACTGAAGAATCGGTCGCGATGCTGCGATGGCGCGAAGCCGCCCTGCGTGGCATCGACACCGGCGAACACGTCGGCATATACCTAGCGGAATGGTCCCCGCCGCCAGAACTGGACCCACTAACCCCCGAAGCGTGGGCGTACGCCAACCCCGCCCTGGGCCACACCATACGCATGGAAGCCCTGGAAGCCGAATCACACGCACCGAACCGCGCAGCCTTTTTACGGTCATCGGTCAACTTATGGACGCAGACCGATTCGTCCTGGCTGATGCCTGGACTGTTCCAGGAATTGCGCGCGAAATCACCGCCGCAACCTGGCGGCGTCCTGGCTGTCGAAGTCAGCATGGACGACGGCCGCTACTGCGGCGTACGCGTCAACGTCAACAGCGACGGCCAACTAACAGCCACCATCGGATTCATGGTCGACAGCATCGCTACCTGTTGGGACGCCGTACAAAAACAGATAGACGCCAACCCTGGCGTCGTCCTGGCCATCACGCCGACGCTCGACGTGTCATGCCCGACACAACTGCAACGCCGCCGCATCATCGTCGGCTATCAGGAAATATGCCGATACACGGCAGTCGTCAAACAAATGCTGCAGGAACGCAGACTATGGCACACCGGCGAAACAATGCTGGCCGAACACGTCGGCCGCGCGGTCGCCGTACGCACCACAGGCGCAATCGCCCTGTCATCGACCAAATCGCCAGGGCCGATAGAACTGGCACGCTGCCTAGTGTGGGCGGCCGGCATCGGGTCGCGTCCCGCGCCGAACGTCAAACGGCCGGTCATTGGCATCGCAAGACAACAGCGCGTCGCCTAATATCTAAGTCATGGGATTATTCAGCCGCGCCGACAAACACGACGACGCTGTCGTCAAAGCCGCAGCAGGCGCAGCCGGCAACCCGCTGGTCGGCAATTTCATCAACTACACGACCGGCACTGACCGCACCATCGCGCTACGCAACCCGACCATCAGCCGCGCACGCGACCTAATCTGCGGAATGATTGGCTGCCTAGAAATTGAACAGTACGGCCGCGTGTGGAACGGCGACGAATACGAATACGTCGACCTACCGCCAGACACCTGGTTCCAGAATCCCGACCCGAACGTCACGCGCAATTTCATCATGTCATTCACGGCCGACGACCTAATTTTTTACGGTCGCGCATTCTGGGTCGTCACCGCTAGGAACGCCGCACAATTCCCTACAGGTTTTACCTGGATACCTGCAGCCGACGTCACGACATGGGACCAGGCAGGCCCACAATGGTGGGGGCCGTCATCGCAAATCTATTTTCAGGGCATCCAACTGAAGACCGACGACGTCGTGCAATTCCTGTCACCTATCCCTGGGCTGCTGTTCACAGGTCAACGTGCCATAAACACAGCGTCACGCCTGGACCTGGCAGCCGAACGGTTCGCCACGATGGAAGTGCCGGCCGGATATTTGAAGCAAACATCGGGCGAACCTATGTCGGGTCAGGAACTTGCCGACTTGGCAGCTGCATGGTCCGAAGCACGACAAACATCGAGCGTCGCGGCGTTGAACGAATACGTCGAATGGCGCGAATCAAACATTGACCCCAGCAAATTGGAACTGGTCGGCGCACGCACCTATCAGGCGTTAGAACTGGCGCGCATCGCCAACATCCCGCCGTACCTCGTCGGCGCACCAGCCGGCAGCGGCATGACTTACCAAAACGCGCAACAGGCACGCCAGGACTTGTACCTATTCGGCGCAAAACCTTACATCGACTGCATCGAACAAACATTGTCGCTGAACAGCGTGACGCCGCGCGGCCGCTACATAAAACTAGATGTCGATTCCTATCTAATGGAAAACGACATATCTGGCCCTGCGGGCGCACTGCCCGCGCCTGCGGGGTCGGGTACGTCCGTATCACCTGGGCAACCGATAGCGGACTGATATGCCGTACTACGTCACCGACGAAATGGAAGACTGCGCCGGCTGGGCAGTCATCACCGACACCGGCGAAATCGTCGGCTGCCACCTAGAAAAACAGGACGCCGTCGACCAAATGGTCGCCGTGTCAATTGACGAAGGCATCGAACCAGGCGGCGAAATCACCGAAAACGACAACGACATGGAATCCACCAAACCGACAACCGCGAACGCCTACGCTGGTCGCATGATTATTTTGACCGCAGGAAAAGTGCAGCTGCAGGCTGGCTACGGCATGGACGAAGAAGACGAAACAAAAAAGGCGGCCGCACCGCGCACCATCAGCGGCGTCGCAGTGCCATACAACGTCGAAGCGACCGTCAGCGGCGGCGAACGCGTCAAATTCCTGCCAGGCAGCCTGCCCACCGAAGGCAAAGCCCCGCGCCTACTTGAATCGCATGACGCCAACCGCATCGTCGGCATCGTCACCGCGCGCGAAGAAACCGCAGACGGAATGCGCTACACGGCCCGAATCAGCGCAACCAAAGCCGGCGACGACGTCATCGAACTCATCAAGGACGGCGCACTAGACGCAGTCAGTGTCGGCGTCGACCCTGTCGACGCCAACTACGACGACAACGGCGTCCTGGTCGTCAGCAAAGCCACCTGGCGCGAACTATCCATCGTCGCCGAACCCGCGTTCCCGAATGCCACCATTGACAGCATCGCTGCTGCTAAAGTCGAATCAAACGAAAGCGAGACAACAGCCATGAACACCGAAGTCACCGCAACCGAAAAGCCTGCCGAAGCACCGAAGGCCCCGATTTGGGCTGAAGCGCGCAAAGCACCGTCGCGTCTTCCGTCGGCAGCCGAATGGATTTCCGCATATGTTCAGGGCGGCGACAAAGTCGCAGCCGTGAATCGCATGATTGCCGACCATCAGGCGTACCACAACCCGCTTGAAGCCGCAGCCGGCGACCAGACAACTGGCGACCAGTTGGGTCTGTTGCCGATTCCAGTCGTGGGCAGCGTCTACACGAACATCAACTATCTGCGACCTGTCGTCAGCGCAATCGGCGCGCGCGCGATGCCGTTGGGCAGTGGCAAAGTGTTCATTCGCCCAGAAATCACGACGCACACCAGCGTCGCGCAACAGTCGAGCGAACTTGCTGGACTTTCGTCCACCACGATGGTCGTCACCGACAACCAGGTGACACGCCTGACGTTCGGCGGCACTGCCCTGGTATCTGAACAGTCAATCGACTGGACCGACCCGAACAGCGTGAACATCTTGCTGCAGGACATGGCCGGCCAGTACGCCGACGCAACCGACAACTACGCAGCCGACCAGTTGTACACGAACAGCACCAATCGCGGAACGTGGAGCGGCGCAAGCGACACGCTTGTCGCAGAAATCTACGCGCTGGCGCAGTGGATTTCGGCGTCGTCAAACGTGATGCCGACGCACATGTTCGTCAGCCCCGCATCGTGGGCGAAAATCGGTGGACTTGTCGACGGCGCGGACCGACCGCTGTTCCCATCAGTCGGACCGATGAACGCAGCCGGCCAATCCGTCGCATCGTCGTGGAACGGCAACCCGCTGGGCCTGACCCTTGTCGTTGACAAGAACTTCGCCACCGGCGCAGGCGCGGACCGCATCATCGTCGGAACCGCCACCGGCCCATTCGCTGGATTCGAAATCTACGAAAACCAGCGCGGCCTCATCGCCATCGACAAGCCCGAAGTGTTGGGCCGCCAGATTTCATTCAGGGGCTATTTCGCGACCCTGATGATTGACGCGACGAAGTACGCATACGTCAACTGGACCTGATAACTAGTTAGGGGGCCGCCTGATGGCGACCTACACAACGACACACGCGCAGGTCAACGACAACGTCGGCGTCATCGCAACGCTTACTTCAACACCGATTGAAGTAGGCAACACGATTTCGCTGTCAGGTTTCGGCCTGGGGTCGCCGTTCACCGGCAACGTCGTCGTCACCGCCATCCCGCAATTTGAATTTATCGGCGTTGACGATGAAGGCGACTACGTCTACAACGACGCGCTACGCATCCAAAACCAAATCGCGTTCGCGTTGACGACCGCCGACATCGTCCGTTATCCAGTCACAGGCACAGTCACATTCACGCCAACCTGTACCTGGGTCACAAACGCCGACGTCGAAGACTGGCTGGGATTCACCGTCACCAATCCATCGAGCGACTACGACCTGCTGACCCTGTGCGTTGCGGCCGGCAACCAGTTCGCCTGGCGACGCCGCCAAGAAGCCGGATACTTCGACAGCTTGACCACAGTGCCTAGCGGCGACGTACGCCTGGGAACAATCATCTACTGCGGATACCTTTACCGGCAGCGCGGCAGCGCAACCGAAAACTACGCCGCATACGACCCCCTCGCAACGTCAGGGCCGGTCGGCGGGTCATTCATTGAAGTGCTACGCCTGCTGGGCATCAACAGGCCGGCCATCGCATGACCGACATTTTCAATGCCGGATTCGATGACCTGGTCGCCAAATTAGGCACAATCACCGGCCTGCCAGTCACGGCGTCGAGCGACCCGCGCAACATCAACCCGCCCTGCGTCCTGGTCGACGCCCCCACGTTCCTGATGCACACAAACACCATCACGCAAATGGATTTCACCGTCAAAATATTGGCCATCGGCCCAGGCGACCGTAAAGCCCTATCAAAGCTCCTGGAATTGGCCGACAAAATCCGCGCCGAAGAAATCGGACTCACTGACGGCCGCCCAACCGTCACGTCGTACGGTGGACAAGATTACGCATCGTACGACCTGACGATACGGACTAAAGTCGCACCATGACCTACCGCGTACTACGACCGTTCGCCGGCCACCAGGTCGGACACCTCCTTGACGACCTGGTTGGCCACAACGGCAAATATCTACTATCGGCAGGCTTCGTACGCAAAGTCGATGACACCAAACCCGAAC